TTCCGATTACTGGCGTAGTTGGCGCGCCAGGTATTCCGGCATAACCGCTCAATCTATCCAGAATCGACAGAGTGCGGCCAAGTTCGCGCTGATAGGCTTCTGCGCTAGTAAATTGCGACTTGTCAATATCGCTAACAGCGCTTAATGCATCCTCAAGGCCAGCAAAACCTACGATTGATTGCCCAGATTGAGCAGCAGCCAAAGCCGCGTTAAGTGTGTTTTTAGCTCGCTGGCGGTCTAGGTCGTTAAGTTGGCCGCTCTCGCCTCTTAGCTTGCGTATGGCCGTTGTCAGAGCGTCCTGCGTGCCTTTGATTAGTCGCGCTTGCTCGTCTGCTGAGTCCTGTGCTGCGCGGCTTGCTTCTTCGTAGGCTCTTTGCTGGGCAGCTGCTGATTCTTCTGCCGCTCTCGCAGCTTCCTCTAGCGCCCATATCTGCTCTTGCAGTGGGCGATTGCTTGCGTCAAGTGTTGCCAGCTCTCGCTCGCGTAGTGCTTGGGTATCGCCTTGCAGTGTCAATAGCTGGGTTTCTAGGCCGTAACGCTCCTGCGCTACCGCTGCCATTTTCGATTGCATATCACTCAATTCGCCTGCTGCTTTTTTAGTTGCATCAGCTAAATCAAGGGCCGCGTGTATTTGCTGCTGGATCGCGCGGTTTTCGTCACTCAAAGCCGCGTCCAGTTCCGCTTGACGTTTTTCAGCATCGCTCGCGGTCAATTCAAACAATTTAGCGCTTAGGGATTTTTGCTGATCCGCGATTGCGTTAAAGTCATTTTTAAGTTGCTCGGTTGCGCTTGATACCGCATCAGCAGCAGGCACAAATTGCGCAAAGGCTTGGTTGACGTCCAGCAGGGCCGCGTATTGTTTTTGCTGTGCCTCGCTAGTTAAGTCTAGGCTCTCGACCATCGCGCGAAATTCATCGCGGGTCTTGGGCATAGTCAAACCAACTGACGCAAGCGCATCGCTAATTTGAGCAAGCCCGCGTTGTGATTTTTCCGTCTCACTAAAAAAGTTCTGGTAGTAGCTCGACATATTGGTATTCAGTCGATCAAACCCGCCAGACAATTCCGCTACCGCTTGAGTAGCAGTGATCGCAGCCATACCCACCAAATTAAACTTAGGCAGTAATTTTTCTGCGTAACTTGTGAATATATTGGTTTGTGAGGCGAGGCGAATCATCGTCTCGAATGCGCCCTCACCAACTTCCTGAAATTGCGTTAAGCCTTCGACTAGCGAGTCGGCCCACTTATCCAAAGTCGAGCTAAAAAAGGATTCTATCTCTTTGGTTAGCGCGTCACCTTCCAAGCCTTTTAAGCTCAGTTTAGTGGCGTCAATCATCAGCTTGGATGCGTCAAAGTTAGCCCCAAATGCTTTACTAGCTTCTTGCAGTGCATCGCCAGCGCTACCGAACACATCAGCAAATTGACGTTTAAATTCTTCGTTTAAATCGCTGGTTTCTGTTTTTACTTTTGAGCTAGTAGTCAATCCTAAAAACTTCTTGGTGGTTTTTACTTCCGCGTAGTTCATCGCGCCAATGGTGCCGCTCTCGATAGCGTCCGCAAGGGTGCCGCCTAGAATCTGGATACCTGAGTCGATGATGCTGGTTTTTTTGTTGTAGATAGCTTTTGAAACGCTAGCTATAATCGAGTCAAGAAATCCTCCAACTTCGCCGCCAAAAATTCCGCCAACGACCGAAGCAGACGAACCGAGTCCTAGCAGGTTTTTATTGAAAGATGTGCCCGTATTAATCCCCATTTCGGCATTACCGCCCAAACCTTGACGAGCGAATCCCGCAGCGCTGCCAGAAATACCGGTTTTAATATCAAGCAAAGCTTGATACATGCCGTGATTAACATCCAGCAAGCTCGCGCCATTGTCACCCATATCTGAAAGTGCTTTTGCTATAGAGTCGCTTTTAGCGTTTGCATTACCCAAAAGCGTGCCAGTGCTTTGACGACCTTGTCTAAACTCGCTGGTAAGCTCTTTAAAGTCTTTCTCGATGTAATCGTTCCAGAGTGAGCCAACAATAGAGCCCACAGCCACTGCGGTTTTTACTATTTCAGGCGCTTTATCTAGCGTTTTATTAATATATTCAGATGCTTTATTTGCAATCGGCTGAATAACCGGTTTAATTACAAGGGTTTTAAATAGATTGCTTACAGTCTCTTTCAGGTTTTGAGCAAACCCTTTGCCGCTTTCAAACCCGCGCATCAGTGCATCGGTTAGCGACTGGCTTATCTCTTCCGCTTCCTGTTTGGATTTTTCGCCCCACTCAGTCACCGCGTCTATGGCCTCTTGCGAGTTACGCATAATGTCATCGGCTAATTTGTCTTCGAGCTGTTTATCTAGTTCGATTTGTTTGCGCTTTTCATCGTTCAACCGCGCGGCATTTAACAGGGATTGCGCCTCTTTGCCGTTGATACCGTCCAAAACATCAATTAAGCCGTGCTCAATGTCGTATCGAATCTCGGCCTCTTTGGTTGTTTCTGCCATTAAATCGGTTTCCCGCGCCAAATCCGAGATCATCTCTTTAATGCTATTTGCGCGTTTTTCTTCGAGGTCTAAGAGTTTTTTAGCGGCTTTTAATTGTTCCTCGGTCGCTGTTTCCTCGGTCTTTCCACCCTTGCCAAATTTTCCAAGAATATCGTTTTTGGCTGCTGCGTTTTTAGCGTCAAAGGCTGCGCGCAAATCATTGGATTTTTTGATTTGGGCATCGTATGAGGATTCTACGGCGGCCTTTTCATTAAATATGCCTTGTATTGAATCCTCTCTGGCTTTATTTATTCCATCAAGCGCAGCGGTTAAATTTGGAGCCTTTGCGTCGTTAACCCAATTTTTTGGCTTCATGTAAAATGCGATAGACTTACCATAAGCCATAGCCTTATCAACAAGAACCGCAAGCTCTACTGTAATGACTTGAATAAACGCTTTTATATTTTCTGGCGCGCTTGTGAATCCGTCTCGAACCGCCGCAAAGTACTCATCAGTTGATGATCCAACAGCACCAAGAGTCTCATTGCTTGCCATATACCAAAGCCCGAACATACCCTGTATGGCATCAATAACGGTCGAAACTCCTTTTTTTGCAATATCCCAAACCCAAGAAAAACGCTCGCCAATTGCATCGATGTAGCCGCCCATCTGACCTGATTTTATGAAATCGTTTAGCTCTTGGATTGCCTCGGTCGCGCTTGTAACGCCCTTTGCTATCAAGTCTCCCGCGCCGCTTTCGTTTATTGTCCTGAATAGGCCGTCCCAAGTATCACCAAGGTTTGAAATAGCTCCATCAAGCTCACTCATTCGATCAGCAGAAGCGCCCGCGAAATTAACGTCACCGATTTTTTTAAGGTAGCCGACAATATCATCAGAATTCTTTTTAACAGTTGTCGTAACGCCTTGGAACGTAAACGAAACATTGTCGCCTTGTTGCTTAGCCTTGATCCCGAACTCTTTTAATCTCTCGAATTCAAAGGTGGATGCATCAGCCACGGCCTCGATCATGCTCATGAGGTTTTTACCCATGGCGGCGGCAGTATTTGAATAGGATCGAATAGCGGCCTCGCTTGGATCTAAGCCAAGGTTAGCCATTTTGGTGAATGCAGTTGTAACATCATTAACGGACTCGGGAAGCTGTGACGCCAATACTTGAATGGCCTCGAATGCTTCTTTAGCATTTTTTGCATCCCCTGTTACTGTTCGCAGACTAGCCATCAATATGCCAGTCTCGCGCTCAGTCTCAATAAGCTTGCCAGCCAGCTTGCCAGCCATATTGCCAGCACCGAGGGCCGCAATAGATAGAAATGCCGCCTTAACGCCACCCATTGAGCGAGTTACACGGCTTTCAGTCTGGTCTCCCTGATTTGCCAGCCGATTTAACTCGTTAACAGCTTTTTGTAGCTGGGTTATGTCGGCGCGAATGCCAATTTCGGCTATATCGGTCATGGGCAAATACCTATTAAGTTTTCACGCATTATAGCGTATAACTATCAAAAAAAAGCCAGCTTGTTAGGCTGGCTTAGGTTTCTTTCTAGGCTTTGATTTTGACTCTTTCATTTGCTGACCCAAAGAGGAAAGCATATTCGAAACGTTCGTTCTTTGTTTCGCGATCAAGTCTTCATCATCTGGCATATATGGCGGTAATGCTGCCTGATCTTGCCCATCGTGGTAAGCGCTGCAGTAAGCCCTAGACATTCGCATTACCATGCTACTCTCCCAAGGCGTTAAAACATTGCCAGACTGATCGCTATAGTTCCGCAATTCAGTCCACGTTATTGGCACAGCACCATGCGCGCCATTGAGTATCATCCCCGTTTCGTAAAACATCTCCAAAACGTATTCATGGGAATCAACATCGGGCATTTTCAATTCGGGCGAATCTATATCCCGATCTGAAAGCCTTTTATAGCGCGACTTGCTTACATCATCTTTGTTAATTTTATATGGGGCGTGTAGCCACCCCACATGCCGAACATACGTCAATAACTGTTCGGCTATGCCTGCAAAAAATTAGCGCGGTTCATTATTTGGCGATTGATTTGCTCATAAATCCATTGGAACCGGGCATCGCTGTAAAGCTTTATTGCGTTTTCTTGGCTGAACGGGAATTTATCTCCATCGAGCTCAAAGTTGTTAGTCCAGCCAACTGTGTAGCCAGCAATACGAACAATTGCCTCGGCCTCTTCGTCATCTGGCGACTTGGTTTTTTTGTTGTTTGTTTTGGTCTGTGCCATAGCTTGGCGTCGGGCCTCATTGATATCAGCCTTGAATTTTTTAGAGTCTTGGCCAAGAACAAAAAATTGTATTGGGTTGCCATCGCTACCAATAACCACATCGCCCAAAGGAGAAACGATATTGATTGGAGCGCCTTTGTCTGCAAGGGTTGCTGTATCGAATTTAGATA